CTCCTGTTCCGGCTGTGCGTCCGGCGGCGTCGGGAACGGTGACGACTCCATATCGGCGCGCAGCCCGGCTTGCTCCCCGATGAATCCGGGCCACATTTGCCATACATCTCCCTTGCACCGGAAGCGCCACATCAGCCCGGCGGCTTCCATCTCGCACAGATAGCGTTCTACCTGCTCGATCGTCACGTCCGTGCGTCTGGGGAACACCACGGAGCGCACCATTGCCGGATCGCCATAGAACACACCGCGCATATCGAGATGGGCAATGATCCACGTCGCAAGCAGTCTGCAGGTATCATCCGAGAGGTTGTGAAACTTGACGCTGCCAGAAATTGACTTGTTGAGCATCCTGCCACGTGCCATAGTTAGCTCCTACCCCAATCTGAGGGCGGCCCGAACTGACCATGCTCAAAGCGGGATTGTTGTGCTGCCAGAAATGCGGATCCAAGTCTCTGTGAATTCAGAGCTTCTGAGTGAAGCCTATATGCATTCAAAGCCGATTCGCGCATTTCTGGCATTATGCAGACTGCTACCTTATCACCGAGGTCATACCAGAGCCCGGCTAGGGCTGTGGAGCTCTCGTCATCTCTTGGGAGCATGTACCAAAGACTGTGGCTGCCTGGGAGATCCCAGCATACGACGTATGAAGTATGCTTGGCAATAGTGAAAAGCCGATCCTTTTGTTTCTGCAAGAAAGCGCTGGGCTTCACTTCGATGAACGTATCATTCCAGAGATCGCGATAGATGTGCTCCCCTATCACGCCGATGAACTCGACGCGGATCAGGAAATCGGGTAGATACCCACCATCTGAACCGAGGTCGATTCCTTCCGGTTCATACTCCCAGGAAATGCCAGCCGTCTCAAAGAACACCGCCCAGCGCGCCTCAAGCCGCGACCGGAAGCGGTAGCCTTTGTACTCAGTCTCAATTGGCGTTATGGATCCCATACTCGTCCTCCTAGTCCCGATCGTCGCGCCGCGGCGCGTTGCGGATACCCACGACCATAATCACCGCGCCGATGAGCAGCCAGCCGCCACAGACCGCACCCAACAATTCGAGCGCGCTCACCGCAGCACCTCAATGGTGATCGTGTCACCGTCGAGTAAGCCATCGTTGATCGCGTCGATGATGGCCTTGACGTAGCCCGATAACGTGCGCGCCGATTCGATGACGTGTGGCACCCCACCGAAAGTCAGCACGTCCTGCCCGCCGCTGGGGTAGTTGTGCCAGCCCCGGCTCATCTCTGGGCGCGTCGGCCACGTTGCCAGCGGATCAACCCCGGTGAACGCCTCACCGTCAAGCCTGATAATGGCCTTCATCGCTTGCCATCCTTTCGGTATGGCGGGTTCTCTACCACCACCACCCAGCGCCCCTCGCGTTGGATGTGCCGCACCACCGGCTCTGGCGTGACGTAGCGCTTGACGCGCTTGCAGTAGGCGTCGTAGAGCGCGCTCATCGCGTCACCGTCCCCACGACGATGCTCGCGATCAAGAACCCGGCCAGCGCGATGGTGCAGGTCTGCCGTCCGTCGCAGCCACACGCGGCGGCGAGCCAGATGCACGCGCAGAGCGTGACGCCGATGATGGCGCCGTACAGCGCGGCGTTCTTGCGCTCATGGGTTGCGTTAGACATGGGGAGCCTCCTCGATGGCAATATCAGCGAAGTCAAAGAGGGTCGGGGTTGCATATTCGATGCTGGCGTATTCCAGGTTGCGAACCGCCAGATCGAAATAGGATGGCTTGAGCTCAATACCGATCCCGCGCCGCCCCAGCTTCACGGCGCTATAGACTTCAGAGCCAATGCCCATGAATGGGCTGAGGACTGTCTCACCTGGATTTGAGTAGAGTTTGATGCACCGTTCGATTGTTCCCAACTGCAGCGGGCAAATATGCTTTTCGTCGTCGGTGTCGCGGGCTTCCTGGTACTGAAGCGTATCGGTTTCCTGGATGCCGAGCCAGATCCCATGCGCCCACTCGATCCAGCGTTCGTTGTCCATCTCACCGTTCTCTACCGGCGTGATGGGGATGGCGTTGTCTCCGGGCTTCTTGAAGATGAGCACCTGGTCGATAAGTGCCGGGCGGCTATCGCTAGAATCCTTGCGCATCTGGACAAACAGCAGCCCCTTGGCCTTCGTGCGGATCGCCTGCGCTTGCGGATTCTTCTGTACGAACGCGCGCCCGAAGAAGATCCAGTCCTCAGCTTCGTAGGCGCGGATCACGTCGCCAGGGAAGTCCTTGATGCCGATGTAGCCGTCGCGCGCTGCCATTGCGGGGATGTCGCTGGTGTGGACGCAGGTGAGGCGGCCCGGCTTCGTGACTCTTAGCACCTCGCGGATAATGTAGCGATAGTGGTTAAAGAACTCAGCGGCCCCGCGGCTATTGCCGAGGTCGCGTTCGCTGTCTGAGTAGGTAAACAGGTCCGCGAATGGCGGACTGTAGACCGATAGGTCGATGCTATCACTGTCCAGTTCCTTGAGCCGTTCGCACGAATCCCCCAGCATTGCCGTCCATCCAGTGCCAGTAACGGTGTCTGTCTGATATACGGATCGCGTCGTTTCCTGCATCTTGATCTCTCCCTTCTCATATTCGCGTACCTGCTCTACCAATCCCTCACGGAGGCGCTTTGCCATTACGTCCTTACGGAGGATGTTCTGATAGATGCCCGCCTCCAGATTGGATAGGATAATGTGGACGTTGACGGTTTCTGTCTGGCCGTAGCGCCACTCACGGCGGATGCACTGATACCAGGCTTCCCAGGAATCGTTGAGGCCGAAGAAGATCATCTGATGCGCGTTCTGGAAGTTCATCCCGAACCCGCCGATGCGCGGCTTCGTCACCAGGACGCGGATCGTGCCGTCCTGGAAGGCCTCGAATGATCTGGTCTTGTGCTCCGGGCTGTCGCTGCCCTTGACCTCAACCGCGTCGGGGATTGCCGCGGTCACAAGATCGCTTTCGCGCTGCAGCCCGGTCCAGATGATCCATTGCCCATCCGAGCCGTTGACCACTTCGCGCAACAGGGCCAGCCGCGCTTCGATGGTCGAATCACGAACCGCTGCCCTATCACCGACGCCATGCAGGCCAGTGAACAGCAACTGGTCATCTGGCGTATAGTCCACATCGACAAAGTGGGCTTCGATGTTGAGCGGTGGCAGGATGAACCCGTCATCGACATAGCCGAGGTCGGATGGCTTGGTCATCGTGATTGCCCAGGATGACAACCACTCGAAGAAGGGTTGTTCTCCGTGATGCTTCAGGCGCCATTCCTGCCCACCCTTGTTCGATCCCTTGACGCGGTAGGCTTTCCCGTCGGAGTAGTAGGTATGCTCGTGGTTGGCATTGATAAAGAATGTCGCCAGCATCTCCGGCATCGTGGCGATCCCCAGGAACTCGGCATGGTTTCCGATCTCGATGTTGTCATTCGGTGCCGGGGTTGCGGTACAGCAGAGGCGGTAGGGAACGGGTCTGCATAAGCGGATTAGCTTGCGCCGCGTGCTGCCGTCGATGGCCTTGAGGATGCTCGATTCGTCCAACACTACCGCGCCGAACTGCGAAAAGTCGAACTCCCCGATCATCTCGTAGTTGGTGATCCACATCCGATGGCCTGGCACAATGTCAGCCTGCTCACGGACGTAGCGCACTTCGATGCCCAGCTTCTGCGCTTCCCGAACCGTCTGGCGTGCCACGGATAGCGGCGCGATGATGAGCGTGTTGGCCCCCAGGAGCCGCGCCCACTCTAGCTGGATGAACGTCTTGCCGAGGCCGGTGTCCAGAAACACAGCGGCGCGGCCCTTGCGGGTTGCCCACTGTACGATGTCACGCTGGAACTCAAAGAGCATCGGATTGATGGCCTGTCGGTCGATCTCGATGCCCGCATTGACGGCGCGGCGCTGCTTCGTGCCCAGGAACTCTGCATAGTCGCTCATGCCGTTGGCTCCTGTTGCGCCTCGGGCCACAGCCGGCGGATGTCGCTCGCGGCGATGGCCGTCACGCCCAGGATGTCACGCGGCACCAGGCGCCCGCGCTCGATGCTCTTATAGATGGCCTCCACAGTGATTCCGACCCGCGCTGCAGTTGCGGCAACCGTAAACCATTCCTCCCCGTCCAGTACAAGTCCCTCACGCTTCTCCATTGCTCACCTCCCATTCGGTATGAGTCCATTGTACAACAAATCTAACACGCTGTCAATAGCGGCGTACTACTCGAATAGTTACAGTTTTGGAATTGGCGTACAAACCTATTGACATTGGGTACGATATGTTGTACAATGGAGCCAAGGTTAAGCAAGCGAAGCACCACACACACAGGAGGCAGCGATGGACGAGCGAACGACATACCAGTTGAGCAAGGGTCAGATGTTTGACTCGTGGGTAGTGAACCTTATTCAGCGCTGGAAGTGTACACCCGCGCAGATCGTGGAGCTGGCCGTAGCAGACAACCACGACCGCGACTGGGCTTGGAATCGTGTCAACCGAGTGATGGATGATCTGTACAGCCGGGCCATCGGGGAGGTGGCGTGATGGACGCGACGGCGACGGTACACATTCAGGCGCTACGAGACGAGATCGAGCGGACCCCGGGATTCCTGGCCGCGCTCAAGCGGTTTGCGGCGACGGGCGTCTGCGGGATCACTCCCCCCATCATCGGCGCGATGGTGCGCTGCGGGATTCTGAGCAATGAGCCGGGCGCTGGTGCGAAGGCAGCCCGCGCGGCCCTGGCGCTGCTGGAGGTGGCGTGATGGAGCTTGAGCTTGAGATAATTAGGGGTGGGTCGGGGATGGTCGCCATCCGCGAGGTTGGCGGCCACGTCTTACTCGCGCTGAAGTTGGAGCGCGAGGCGTCGTTACCCCGCATCCTGACCGCGGTTCGTACCGAGATCGCGTCAGGGCGGGCGCGGAGGGTGCCGCTTAACGGCGGCGCAATTGTCGCTAGGGATGAAGACATCCCGGACGACATCCGGGAATGGTGTGCGGCGGCACTTGACAGAAGGGCCGCCGCGCAGGCACGCCGGGATGAGATCGTCCGAGCGGTCAACGCCGGGCGCCAGTTTCGGGTGCAATGGAAGCCCTGGTGTGGCCGCTTGGCACCGACTCCAGGCAATAGCCTTGTAGCCACGGTCGAGTGGCTCAGGCTCGACGGCTCCGTGTGGCGGACGGAGCCAGCGTCCGATGCGCACCTAGACACGGCTACGGAGGTGGCGTGATGGGGCGATCACTACGGGGTATCACGAGCGACGAATGGCACGAGGCTGACCAATGGTGGGACCAGCGGGCAGACCGGGGAGCGCAGGGACCGGTAGAGGGTGTAGCGGTCAGCAAATGCCCGAAGTGCGGGCACTTGCACCGCGAAGGCGGCGAGTGCGCGCAGGAGGTGGCGTGATGACCGAGACCCTGGTCCGCGTGGCGACAGGTGACGGCGAGGGAATGGCGATGGGTCTGACCGAGGAGCAACCCCCGGTGACGCTGATCCCCGACTGGATCATCCCCGGTACGCTGATTCTAGCTCCCGTTCTGGAACGGCTCACTGAGGACTACGGACGCGATGTGGCGTTCGTGGTCGATGACCTGAGCGCGCCCTGCGACGTATGCGCCCGCAACACCTATCTGGGCGGCGTCTGCTTCGAGTGCAGCGAGCGGCTGGATGCGGAGATCCTGAACATCAAGCCGGCGATGGCGTTGGAAAGGACCGGGGCTTATTCGCCCCGGTGCGACTGAGACACAGGAGGTATGCGATGAGTGAGACATTGGAGTTGGTGACGGCTCAGCAGGAACGGGCGACGGCGGTGTCCATCTACGGTCAAGACGACCAGGTGAAGCAGATGATCCAGGCGGTGCGCACGGTTGCGCCGTGGGTCAACAACCGCGATCCCAAGCTGTCCTTCTCGGACAACGAGGTGGCCTTGGTCGTGCGACGTGCGATGGCGATGGGGTTGGACCCCCTGAACCCGCACGAGGTCCAGATTTGGAAGGACAATCGCGGCGCGGTCAACTTTCAGATCTCCTACACGCTGATGGCCGAATGGGTACGCCACTTCAAGGGCACCCACACCGAGCCAGAGTACCACCGGCTCACGAAAGAGGAGCTTGCCGAGGAAGGGCTACAGCAAACAGACGTGGCCTACCGCGTGGCGTTCGTGATGGACGACAGCATCGACAAGCTGATGGTCCTGGCGCAGGTATACGGCGCAGAGAAGGCGCGCGCGATGGTGGCCGTCACTGGCTTCGGGTGCGCCAAGGCATCCGAGTACAGCAGCGAATACTTCGCCCCAGCAGGCCGTAGCAAGACGTGGAAGGTGCAGAAGCGCGCGATGGTCGATGCGTACCGGCGCAAGTTCGGCACCCCCACCCGCGCCGAGATCGAGGAGTTGCGGCGCATTGGCGGCTTTGAGCGCGTGCGTGCTGAGGACTGGGAGGGCACCGAGGATCTGCACCCCGGCGATGCGGCAGCGCTGGTGCAGTTTCGCGGACAGTGGCGCGAGCACGAGGAGCGTCTGGAAAGCGATCCTGAGTACCGCGCCGAGAAGGGAGAGCAGACCAAGGCGGCGATGGCTGCAATGTACCCGGACGCGCAGACCGTCAAGGCCGAGATCGTCTCCGACGACTACGAGACAGCCAACGCGCAGGAGGCGGCTGAGGCGCTGTATCCCGAGGCGACGGACGCACCCACTCCCGAGCAGCCTGACCTCTGGGACCGCGAGGCGCAGACGTTCGTCGCTGACGTGGTGAAGGTGCTGGCGACCAAGGCCGGCAAGCCCTATATCGTGTTTAGCTCTACTGCCGACAACCTGGGCGCTGCCTGGTGGAAGGGGCGCGACGCCATGCTGGAAGCCGCGCCCTGGATCGGCACAGTGTACACCAAGGAGCACTTTGGCACCGTGGGCGTGGAGCTACCACTGGTGATCCGCGTCCGCTACGAGCAAAACGGCCAGTATCTAAATGCCGTGAGCTTCGAGCGCGTGGGCGAAGACGGGGCGGCCTAGCCGCCCCGGGGAGGTGACGCGATGACGACGTACAAGGTGCTGAATCTAGATGGGACGCCGTGCCACGGCGGGGTCGGCGCGTGGTCGCTGCCGACGAAGCGCGCTGACGGCTCATGGGAGCCCGGCGCGTGGCGCGAGGCCACGGGCGATCTCGTGATGTGCGGGAACGGCCTGCACGGCTGCGACGGCGAGCGCCAGTTGGTGCAGTGGCTCGGGCCGCTCGTCTGCGAGATGGAGTATGACGGCGAGGTTGTGCGCGGTGAGGACAAGGTGATCGGGCGCCGCGCCCGGTTGCTGCGGCGTATCGAGGCATGGAACGAGCGCACCGCGCGGCTGTTCGCTTGCGACTGTGCAAAGCGCGTGCTGCCGATCTTCGAGCGCGAGCGTCCCGGCGACAGCCGCCCGCGCGTAGCCATCGAGACG